TCTCCCAGGGCATGTCGTTGACGACAAAGGCCCACGCCCCGTCGCTGCAGTCTGCTTCCTGGGCAAACGGGTCCAGCACGACACTCCCTTGCTGGAGAATGCGTTTAATGACGATTTTCTGGTCGTAGGCGTCGTCACTGTCGGGGTCAGGCTCGGTCACGACACGGTAATAGCCCCGACCGGCTTTCACGGCCCGCTCAAACGCCCAGGACCGGGCCAGGCTGGCGCGACTTTGGACCTCGATGCGCCGATACAATCCCTGGAGGACTTCGGCCGTCTCTTCCTCGGCGTCATCGCTGAGCGGGTGGATGCCCACGCCCAGATGTGCGCCTTTTTCGGCGTTGAGCACGAGCTGGATGGGATGGTCGAGACTGGGGATGCTTAACATCGGCCGTTGTGGAATCGCGACACCGCCGATAATCTGCGGCTTGCGCTGGTCCTTGACCTCCGTGGGCCAGCAGAATTCCGGCACCTGGAACCTGAGCGCATCGACCTCACGTTTGCGCTGGTCAATATCAGCATCCGACCCGACCTTGAAGCGGTCCAGGGCCTGTACCATGTCACTCGTCATGCACCCATCCAGTCTGTCAATGCGGTGGTTCCCGCCGCGTGCCCCCGCGTGCCCTGTGACGGCTTGGGCGGGGGTCGCATCGCGTGGCGGCCACTAATCACGAGGTACCGTGTCGCGTCCATCAAGTGATCGGCTACCTTGATGATCCGGCCCTGCTCGTCCCGGTGGTATTTTCTAAACTCACTGCGCCAATTGCTGAGATGCTCTTGCACCACCAGGCGGCCTGAGACCAGCAAGTTCCACGTCTCAGTGAGTCCCGCCTCCACCGCGTTCTGGGCTGGTTCCAGACGCAGGCCCATCCGCCCGTAAATATCGATCAGGGCGCGGCCGTCTATCTGGCTACTGCCCGAGCTCGCCGGGTCGATGACACCGCGTATCCACTCACCACGCGACTTGATCGCCTCGGCGTGACTAGCCGGTTCCCCCTGCCCGCGATAATGCTCATCATAGAGCACAATGCGCCCTGAGCCGGGGTCTTTTGCGCCCCAGAGTGCCGCCGTCCGATTCCAGCCCACATCCATGGCGTAGCAGCGTGCCCAACTTTCTGGAATCGCGGCGGTGGGGACGAGAATCTCGCGTTCCGCAATCGGGTAAATCGCGCCAGACCCCAGACTCGGTTCGCCTTCGGTCCTGGCGGCAATCTGGTAGGGCGGCGTTGTCGCCATCAGAGCTTCACGCTCAGACGCGTCCAGGTGGGGCACATCGCGCCAGCCCGCCTGAATGAACGTCTTGAACTGTGCCGAGGCTGTCGATTCCGGCTCGAGGAACCCCTTGACAACTTCGCTCATTCCCCGCAGTGGCGTGAACGTCACCATGATGATGCCCTGCGTGGTGATGGTCCGATACAGCATCTCGGTGTAGGAATCCTGCGGCGGTTCTTCATCGCACCAGATGACGTGCTTGGCGGTCCCCTCGAACGATTGGCGCCCCTGCTCGTAACTCTTCAACCCGACCAGGCTCAGTCCCCCGCTGACGTGCCGGACCTGGGCGCCTTCGAGGGCACCGGCTAGTCCTCTCGCGCTGATGGTCTTCTCGATCAAGTGCGCGGGCACCATGCCGCTGCCAGGGGACTGAACGCTTCCGAGCAGCTTGGCCTGCACAATGTCGCGAGTTGTCTGGGAGTTCGTGCCCACGGCCCAACACTCGACTGGGTGGTTAAACCGTCGTCCCGTCCACCAGTGCGGATACGCCCCGGTCAGGTGGCACGTTAGCTCGTAGGCGCCGGCTTCAGATTTCCCGACCCGGTTCGCGGCCATGAAGAGGCGTTCTTTGGTGGTGCCAGCCGCAAAGAAGTCGAGGTGTTTCTGGTAGCGCGACCGGGCCACGGGGCCATCGCCGTCCGGGTAGAACGTGTTGAACCGTGATGTCGTCCGACGTTCAGCTTCGGCCCGTAACGCGTCCAGGCGCAGCCGCTCATCGAGGGTCAGCTCAGACATCAGGGTCCGTGGCCGGTGGGGGTTGTTCCGTGGTCGGGATATCTGCCCCGGTCGGGATCTCTGCCCCGGTCGTAAGTCCCGACACGTCCTGACTGGGTGCCGCGAGTTCCGCCGGGGGGTCCGCTGGGGCCAGTTTCTGTAACAAGCCCGACAAGGACGCCGACAGCTCGATGTCCGACAACCGCGACGGCTCCGTGCTCACGTCCAGGTCGATGGTCTGCCGCGCCTGCCCAAACAGCCGGTCCATAATCTGCCCGATCAACGTCGCGTTCGGCGCCACGGCTGACAAGCGATACGCTTCCTCCCCCGCGTTGAGCCGCTCTACCATGACGTCAGGGTCTGTCACCGTCGTCCACTTGCCCTGGTCGTCACGCGCCACCATGTGGGTCACGCCCTGGGCGGCCGAGAGCTGGGCCTGCACGAGCGACTTGAACTGATGGCTGACCTCCGCACGCCAGAGACTGAGCAGTTCCGCACGCTCGGCTGTGCGCCGGTAGACACGACTGCCCCCGCTCTTGACTGTAGACCCTCGTGGCCGACCTGCGCCCTCGCGGACCCCGCCATGACCAGGTGAACCACCCGCAAATGTCGGAGGTCGTGGAATGCGTACCGGGGACACAGGGCCACCCTAGCACACTCTCCAGGCTGTAGTGCGAGGTAGCTAGCAACCGGGAGAGGTCACGGCCAGCCTACGGTGGACAGGGGTGCTAAAGCGATATCAAAAACTCAAAGTGCTTTCCGATCTGAAATCCGAAACGCTTTGAAACGGATTTCAAATGGTGAGTAATCGCTTACTGACCGACGTAAGTCCTGATTCCACAAGGGGTTGCAGCCGTTGCGACGAGACCAACAAGGCATGGCACGGCCAGGACGCGGGCCACGAGCAGCCCAGGCCAGCCTCGACCCAGCCTCGACCCAGCCCCAGCCCAGGCCAAGAGCGTCAAATATCTGACGTTAGAGTCCAATAATGGGGGTTATGTTAACTTGTGGCTACCATTCAGGGGTAAAAGCGTCAATGGTTTGGCGATATCGTCAACATCCTGGCGATCTGCCCTCGATCTGATAAGTAAGCGATCACTTACCGACCTCGGGGAGCCGGGGCCGGGCCGGGGGGCCACCAACAATCAAGTTGTAAGGGGGTATTCGACATCTCAGCCCGGTCGAGCTCCACTCCTAGCCCCCCATTAAACCCGCTCAGTGCCCCTGTGTTGCCACGTAGAACACGCGCTAGGGGTAACCCCTTGATGACGTCGCGTGCGTGGCTTAGACCAGCTCGTAGTCGTCACCTAGCTCAGCTCTGCGCTCGCGCTCGAGGAGTTGCATCGTGCCTTCAACGAGGATGATGAGATAGGGCTTCAGCTTGGTGATAGCGGGTCGCTCATGGGCGGGCACGGTGGGCTTGATGCAGAGCTGCTTGGTCGTGGTCGCGGTGTCCACCCATACGTCGTAGCCCTCGTCTTCGAGCCGGAGCAGGAGTTTGAGTGCAGGCACAGGCACGCGTCGGTCGAAGAGCTGCACGTAGTCGTCTGTCGTGGTGTCGCTGGTCATAGCTGGTCCCTGTTCCCGTCAACTAGCCCCTCTTAGAGGAGGGGGGTCTTGTCGTCAATTTGTCGTCGTCTTGTCGCCGGCTGTAACTACTGACGCGATGGGGAGTTACGCCGACGCTGGATGTGGTGAAAAAGCGACAGCGACAATCGGTCGTCGCACCTTGTCGCCAGCACTGCACCCCCGGAATCATTGACGTTCTCGCATGAAGCGGCGACAAGATCAGTGAAAATGGCCTCTTGTCGCCGCTTGTCGCCAATGTTGTCGCCAGGCCCGGAATCATGGGGCCATCACGGTGTCGCGGGTCTCGAGTCACGACACGCCTCGGGATACAGATAGATGGGTGTTTGCTCGCCCACCCACGCGCCCACGACGTTGAACTCTAGGTATTCCACGGCCTCCGTGTGGGACATCCCGTCTCGCGCCATCAACACCTCCACCATCGCGCACACGTCGTACACCGCGACGTCCGGGCGACTACACCGCCTCCCGACACCGACCAGCGCCTTTTCGAACCCGTCCGCCAGCAGTAAGTCGTCGCTCATCGTTTGCCCCACCTGGCCTGGGCGGCCCGTGTCGCGAGGGCACGACGGTCTGCAGTGGTCACCCCATCCCAGCGTTTGTGGCCCCCGGCAGC